AAGCTGCTTTTGAGCCTCGGAGAGCTCCATAAAGCTCTGACCGTACAGCCGATTGGCGGCGGCGTTTCTGGTGGTCTCCGTAGCCGATACACCGAGCGCCGCGTCATTTGCGTAGTTACCTTTTAAGAACGAGCGTAACGACTCGGCGGTATCTTCAAGAGAACGGTCATAATAAGCCGCGCTGTCCGCTGCCGTTTTTAACGCGGTTTTCATCATTTTTAGAGCGTCTGCGCTGTCCATTCCCGAGGCTTTAGCAAACGCATAAAGCTGTGAGCCTGTGCCCTGCAAGCGCGTTTCGAGTATGCCGCTCTCTTTCGCAACCTCAGAAATTGAAGCGCGTGCTTCGCTCTCGAGTGACTTAAATGTTTGAGTAAACTGCGCATTGCTTGCGTTAACCTTTGCCGCTTGCTCAATTAAATTCTGCCCGAAATTCTTTATAGCCGATACCGAGAACGCCGCTATTACCGCCGCGCCTATTCTCTTAATCGAGCTTGAAATTTTATCCCCGGCGTTGCTTGCAATTCTTTCTGTACTGTTTAGCTCTCTGTCAAATTGCTTTTTGTTAAGCTCTAAATCAATTTGAATTGCACCCGCTTTTGTGGGCATTCAACCGCCTCCTTCCTATAGATTTTTGAACATGCTTTTTATCCGTTCTATATCATCACCGGTAATTGGTTTTGCTTTTTTACTTTGCCATTCGCTCCTTATGCGTAACTGCGAAGAAGTGAAATATTTTAATTTATCAGGGTCGTTTTCTAACCTGATAGATACTGTTCTTGCAAGCGGAGTATCTTCGCCCAAGCCTGCAAGCAGTGATTTGAATTCCTGCCACTTCATTGACTTGAATTCTTCTGACCGAAAACTAACCCCGTACTCTGACCGAAAAGATGATACAATTAAGTCATAATCATCTATTAAGTCGTAGCCGGGGTCTGAGTTTCCCCCTCGGTGTCGTCGTAATTGTCAAAAGCAATTTTTGCGCACTCAAAAACAAACTTTTCGTATGTTTTGGGTTTCAAATTTAAGTCGCGGATTTTTTTGCGTGTTTCTTCCGAGGGGAATAAAATCTCAACAAGCGTTTGAATTGTTTTGGGCGACGTGTCGCCGCTCTGTACAATTGCCAACGCCGAAAATAAATCCGAAGCATTGGCGTTGATTTCAAGCTCTACGCCTTTGACAACAACTGTAGGGTTGCTTTCAAAATCCAATTTATCTGTAATGTCGATAATTTTTGACATATGATTTTCTCCTTTATAAAAATAAGCCCACAGCGTTTTATAGCCGTGGGCGTTTTTTCTTTGTCTTATGCAGCCGGTGTAAATACAGGCTTGCCGTTTGACATAACGGTAAATTCAAGCGGCGCAACATTGGTCGAATCACCGCCGCTGTTGTTTGTAACGGAAATAACCGCGTTTCTGAACCAAGCCTTTGAACCGTCGGGGAAATTAATTACAAAATCTTTTTCTGCCGAGTGTCCGCTTTCAAATGAAATTCCTGCTACCATATCATTACCCGCGTCGCCAACGTTGCGCTTTGCGGATACGGAAACAGTAACATCTTTACCGGTCATAAAGCGCCTCATCCAGCCCTCTTCGCCGAACGGCGTCCACTCTTCAACGTTGTTGTTAAAAGCGATACTGAACGACGTACAGTCTGCAATGGTAGTCTCAGGTGCAGCTACACCGCCAGCCGCGCCGATTGCAAAAGCATTTTCCCAACAAGCATATACTCCTATTGCGTTTGCCATAGTCTTACTTCCTTTCGTAGTATAGTTTAAAATCAATCACACGCTCATATATGCCTTTTTTGTCCGTGCCTACGTCAACAGGCTCAGGCACGAGCATTTCAAGTATGTAAACCGCGTGACCGTTTATCTGTAGATTTTTTATAGTCCTTAATTGCTCGAATAACTGCCAAGCCACCTTGTCCGTGCTGTCTGCGTTGTTATTCCAGTGAATAAGAACCGATACCGCTAATTCGCGGTAACTCATTTCCTGCCCGATTGCCTGAACAGGCGCTCCGCTCTGTTTGATAGAATACACGCCGAAGGCTTTGTCGGGCTTATTATCGAGCTTGCCGATATAGTAATGCTCGGCAATTTCAAACGATTTGAGCCAATCTCTGACATCTGAAAGATAAATCATCCGTTAAGCCTCCTATAGATTACAACAAACGTTTTTTGAGCGAAGTCCTGCCGCGTGCCGCCGGGCAGCCAAAACCTGAGCCACCGACCGCCCGCGGCCGAATTATGCGTCCTTTGGAAATTGTACTCGGGGTGATAGTAAAGCCGCCTTGCGTATGGTGTGCTCGTCACGATTGAAACAGTGCCCGAATCAGCTTTTGAATCGTCCACGTATGTGCTGTCATTTTGCATTGTGCCGGTGTCAAACGGCATAACCTCAGCATTGCGAATATCAGTCAAAACCGCCTCGGCGGTCTGACTTAACGCCTTTGAAGCGTTCGCGCCGAGCTTGTTAAGGTTAAGCTGATTAATTTTAATCGTTGATGTAACGTGTACGCTCATTCGATTTTCAGCTCCGTAAAGTTAACAGTGCCGTCGGGATTGCGGCTCTTTCTGCCGTACACAATGGCACGCTCAACGCCGAAAACATTTACCTTGCCACTCGAAATAACAGGCAAATCGGGGCAAATGTCGCCCGGAAACAGCGCACGTCCGCTTATTGCCACACGCTTTTGCTCGGCGGTCAATATCGTTTCCGCGCCGTCCTGCCAGTTACACATAAACGAGCCTTCAAGCACGGTTTCGGGCGCGCCGTCCTCGGTCACGCCCTCGCCGTAAACAGTAACATCAATCGGTGTTTTACAAAACCTTTTCTGAACCAAGCAAGGGTACTTCATAACAGCACCTCCTAAATGGCAGGATAGCAAAGCCCTGTCGAGCATAAAGTCATATACAAATCCGAGGGAATGACAACGCCGCCCACGATTTTCACATTCTCGCCGAACGACATTGAAACGTCGTTGATAGAATATGAATTGAATGGAGCGTCGAGCAAATCCTCGTTATCTTCCTCAAATTGAGTTAGTCTGTTATGCACACGCTTGATTATGCTCTGCTGTGTCTCGGTTAAGGTCTTAAAATCCTGAATTCTGTTAAACGTCAGAATGTCGATGTGTTCGGCAGCTATAATGGCACGCTCTCTGTTGTCACCCTGAGCTTTAACATAATTGCAAAACATCTTAAGCCACGGCGGTCGAATCGTACTCGGCGTAAACGCTGTCGATTACGCCGTCCTTGCCGTTCGGGAATACGAATGTATCAAAGCAGGAGCGGTTCTGATAGAGGTAACCGTCGCCCTCGGTGTGCTGACCGGGCGCAAAGTAATAAATTGCCTGGTGCTTCGGTACTGTCTTGCAAGTGTCGCCGCAAGCAACGAGAACGTGCAGCTTGTGCGCACCGGTTGCAGGCTCAAAGCCGCCGTTTGTGGGATTGAAATTAAATGCGTCATAAAAACGCTCATCGTCAATAACCTCGATGAGGGTTGTATCGTCAATCTCGGTGATACGGCTCTCAATACCTACGCCGCCCTCGGCAATCTGTGTCATCTCGATTGTGCGGGTAAAGTCCTTAGACTGCTCGAGCAAATCCATAATGAACGACGCTACATAAGCTACAAGAGTACCGCGTGAACGGTAACGGCGGAGCTTGCCAGCTGAAAGAATAGCCTTAAGTTTGCTGTAGACATTTGTGGTTGTCCAGTCGCTGTCCGCTGAGCTTGCGGAATAGCCTGTTGAGCCCTTCGCTGCTGTTGCTACTCTTGCGAAGAAAAGCGCGTCGGTCTCGGGCGCTGCCTGTGTCATTTCGAATGTTCTTGAAATGTTCTGAATTGAAGCGGTCGCGTTTGTCTCGTCAACATCGAGCGCGTCAACAAGGAACTCAATGTCTCTGTCGTGGTTGAGTGTGAAGGGAACATCGGTCTGTGTGAATGAACCGCGGTTCCAGCCGCCGTCTCTGCTGTGATTCTTAAAGCCGCTTGTTGACATTCTGGTAAAATGGAATGTCTTAGCGTCGAGCCAACGCACATTTGATGTGATAAAGGGTGATGTGAGTGTGTTCTGGATAAGGATATCA